TCTGTTTGTGGAGAATTTCTCTGTATCCGGCCTTGACCAAAGTGTTTTTGCCCCTTCTGCTAGCTTGCTGATTGGGTTTGAATTTATTGAACAACTTCAATTGGCCATTGGAGCAAATGTTGCACCTTTTGACCCCGGCAAAGATGAGAATTACGTTCATCTAGTTGCGGCGATTGGATGGACAATTGACGTAGGTCTATTTAGCCTCCCGCTTCATGTGACCTATATCCCCGACGTTAAAGGCTTCTGGCGCTGTGCGGCAACCACTGGCGTAAATTGGTAAACAAAAAACCGCAGGGAGGCACCGGTTTACAGGTGTCTCATCCCCTATGAAAAGAGGAAATTAATGAGGATTAAAGCAATTAAGTGTGAAAATTGCAATGATATTGTATATTCACGCGCAGAGCAAGATTATAGAGAGTGTGAATGCGCGCAAGTTGGGGCCTTTGGGGGGCAATCGCATGCCAAGTACAATACCCATTCTGGCGCGCCCCATGAAAAAATGATTATAAGTCTTGACATCACGCCCCAGGACCTGTATAATGATTGGAAAGAGATGAGGGACAGGTATGGGCTTATTAAAGCCACGTCAACAGCCCCCATTCCAAAATATATTACCTGTTAGGAGGGGACATGATGAGAGAAAGAATTAATCGAGGTGACGCCACCTTTGAAGCCAAATTGACTGAGCTTAAAAAGCGCTTTGCTGGGGTTAAGAAAAGTGCGGAGAGCGAAACTGCCGTTAATGTAAACAAGCAAGATTTAAAAGATGGCTACGTTACTTTTTGGTCCGATAACAGCGACATTACTCAATTGATTAACCGCAGCGCTGGCTATATTGTGTCCGTCATGGATTGCGGAGAAACTGTGCGCATTCGAATGTCGCGCAAGGGCTTCCGTAGCTGCTATCATGCCTTCAAGTTGTCAAAATAAAGGAAACTACAATGCGTAAACGAAATACTGGTAAGGCTGGCCAACTGTCTATTGATGACATGCGCAAGCTTATTAATAAAAAAGCTGGGCTCAATGTGGCTCACAACCTCACAAAAGAGAATCCAACCGAGGTTAAACAGTGGATTCCAACGGGCTCGCGGTGGCTGGATAGCATTATCTGCCGTGGCCAAAGCGCCGGTATTCCTGTCGGCAAAGTGGTTGAGGTGGCCGGATTAGAATCAACCGGCAAGTCCTACATGGCGGCGCAGGTTGCCGCAAACGCTCAAAAGATGGGGATTGACGTAATCTATTTTGATTCGGAATCAGCGATTGACCCCACATTTTTAGAACGGTCAGGCTGCTCTCTCGATAATGTTCTCTATGTACAAGCGACGTCCGTTGAATTTGTCTTGGAGACTATTGAAGAGTTGCTCGGCTCCAACGACAGCCAGATGTTGTTTATCTGGGATTCGCTTGCGCTCACTCCTGCCATCTCGGACATCGAGGGGGACTTCAACCCCCAGTCCTCAATGGCGGTAAAGGCTCGCATTCTCGCGAAGGGGATGTCTAAGCTGACGGTGCCAATTGCTAATAGCCAGTCGACGTTCTTAGTGTTGAATCAGCTTAAGACCAACATCACAAGATCTCCCTCGGAGGCGCTGACAACCCCTTATATGACTCCTGGCGGCAAAGCCATGATCTATGCTTATTCGTTGCGCATCTGGCTCACGGGACGCAAAGCTAAAGCCTCGTTTGTTACGGACGACAAAGGGTTCCGCATAGGTTCCGAAGTCAAAGTAAAACTAGAGAAATCTAGATTTGGAACACAAGGACGTCAGTGCAATTTTAAAATTCTCTGGGGCGATGAGATCGGAATTCAGGACGAAGAGAGTTGGTTTGAGGCCATCAAGTCTTCAGACCACATTAAACAAGCCGGTGCCTGGTTCGAGCTAGTGTATGCGGATGGCACTACCGAGAAGTTTCAAGCTTCCCGTTGGTCGGAGAAGCTGCAGAATGAAAAATTCCGAAAAAGAGTCTTGACAATTATGGACGAAGAGGTTATAATGAAGTTCGATAAACGGATTGGCGAAGCCAACGAATTTTATGAAGAAGAGGAATAATCGATGAAGAAAATGCTTAAAGAAATCCTTCAGATGCCCTATTTCCAAAACTATGCTGCGAGTAGCGGCCATGTACACAACGTGGCCAAACATGAGGACGCAGTAGAAGATGTTCTCGTACGTCACGGCCTCATGAGGCAAGATGTTAAGGTGCCTGTAAAAACCCGCGATGGTTGGCTTAAAGGGGAGAACAACCCGCTACCAGATAATTGTTATATTTCGCAACCTTGCGGGACTCACAATAGCCCGGACTTTATTGTTAAGAAAGGCGGGAAGCTTTATTTTTTAGAATGTAAAAGCGTAAAAGGGGGCACTCCCATGTATAACAGTGGGATCCCAAAAGATAACTATATTTACATTTTGTCCTCAGAGAAGCATGATGGAACCACGATTTATCTAGGCCAAGAGGTGCTACCTGGCTACCAGGCCCAGCTAATCCATGAGCATATTAAAGCGGCGCGGCAGCGAGATGAGCTGCTCAACACCATGATTCAGGCCAATGCTCACGGCATTAGTTATTATACGCGACCGATGTTGTCGCACAAGGGTTCCAAAATTATTAAAGACTACTTTCTTAACCCTAGCCGCGCCGAATTAGAACGCAACGTTTTGGAGTTCGTAAGTGCCTGACGACTATAAATTATTTGTCGGAGACTGTAAAGACGTTCTACGTGACCTTCCGGACAACTCAGTAGATGGTTGTATGACCGATCCGCCCTATGGCATGGGAATGGAGGAGTGGGATCACTCTGTGCCCACCCAGGAAATATGGGAAGAAGTGTTCCGCGTGCTAAAGCCAGGAGGGTTCTGCCTCAGCTTTTGTAGCCCTCAGTTATATCACCGCATGGCCATCGCCGTCGAGGATGCTGGGTTTCTTATTAAAGATCAAATAATGTGGATGATTACCACCAAAATGCCCAAACAGAATCGTCTCAAGCCTGCTCATGAGCCCATCGTTGTTGCGCAAAAACCATTCAAGGGGAGCATAGAAGAGAACCTATGGTGGCGCGGGGTGGGTAAAATAGATGTGGAGACAACGCGAGTGCCATGGGATGGAGAACCACCAACGGGGTGGATTAAGGGAGGCAGCCGCCGGCGGAAATTTGGAAAAGAAGTCCTATCCGCCAAGAGGGAGAAGAATATATGTGATCTAGTTGTTAATCATATTGGGAAAGAATCCCTAGAAAAGATGACAGATTCAATTTTAGACGTCTATACTAAATCTTCGACCTACCCTGAAGACCTTAAGATTGTTATTAACGAGGCCTTGAAGACTGTAAAGGGAGACAGAACCAAGCTTTATTTTGGTTTTGAAGACTTGCTTAAGAATAGGACGCAAGATGCCAATACAGCGGGCCGCTATCCCTCTAATATCATTGGGGAAGTTCTCCCTGAACACCAAAAGTATTTCTACGCTCCCCGGGTCACCCGCAAAGAGCGCGGTGACTATAACGACCACCCCACACCGAAACCCATTGCCTTGATGTCATACCTAGTTAAGATTTATTGTCCCCCTAATGGCATTGTCCTAGACCCTTTCTGCGGTAGCGGAAGCACGGGTATTGGCGCTTTGCTGGAGGGACGCAAATTCTGCGGCATTGACCTAGACGAACATTATATTGAAATTTCCAAACGGAGGATCCAAGATCATGTACTCAGCACCCAACCAAAGCACGACACCAGAGTTGCTCAGAAGAAACGTCGAAAGCAATAACATGAAGCGCGTAATGGTCATTGATGCGCTAAATTTATTTTTGCGCTCGTATATTGTAAACCCCACGATTGCCAAAGATGGGAGTCCTATCGGGGGCACAGCCGGCTTTCTTAAATCCCTACAGAAGTTGTGTCGGGATATAAAGCCCAATGCCCTGGTGGTTTGCTGGGATGGCCGCGGCGGTAGCAAAAAGCGCAAGCTCAAGAATAAAGGCTACAAAGAGGGCCGCGCTCCCATCCGCCTCAACCGCGGCGTCCACACTCTCTCGGACAATGAAGAGAAGGAAAATAAAATCTGGCAAATGCACCGCTTGTTTGATTACCTTAACAACTTCCCTGTGATCCAGTTGGTCGCCGACGAGGTAGAAGCGGACGACATCATTTCGTATGTGGGGCAGTATACGGCCTTCAAGGGGTGGCAGAAAGTTATCGTCTCCAGCGACAAGGACTTCTTTCAATTATTGGACGATAAAACGATTCTTCATCGCCCAATCCAAAAGAAATATCTTAATAAAAACAATATTTTAGAAGAATATGGAATCCACCCCACTAACTTTGCCATGGCACGAGCAATCGCGGGTGATCGCTCGGACAACCTTGCGGGAGTGGGTGGCGTGGGGCTTAAGACTGTATCAAAGCGCTTTCCCTTCTTTAAAGACGAGAAGAGTGTAACGTTGCCTGATCTGGTAGAGTTCTGCGAAAACCAAGAGTCCAAGGCTAAAGCGTATCAAACTATTTGCGAAAAACAAGACATAATTGCTGAAAACTATGGCCTTATGCAATTGTACGCGCCTAGCATGTCAGTGCAAACTAAAACCAAAATCAACTGGACCATCGAGAACTTTGAATACCTTTTCAATAAGTCCGAGATGGATCTGATGATGTTAGAGGACGGGATAGCTGATTATAGTTGGCTCGATTTAATTACCACTTTTAAATCATTCTGCCTCAAAAATAAAAAGGTTGACAAGGCGTAACAAACAAGATAAGATGTAAGTATGAATATTTTTGTAGATCGGTAAGGAGAGAATATGAGAACAACGTTGGTAATATTAGTCGTGGCCATGGTAGTAGTAGCCGCGTTATAAGGTATCTCCAGGAGAACAAAGAAAATGAAAAAGATTATTATAGCAATCATGCTGATGGCTTTTTGTGTGGGCTGTCGCCTTCCTTACCCCTCAGTGGGGGTCGAGGCGCCACTAGTGGTGGAAACGTGCTTCGGGGCGACTTATGAAAAAATCTGTACCCCCAGGAAAAACCCGGCGCCGGGAAAGGTGTCGACAAAGACTCACTGCCGGTGGGTACGGACGCGGTAAATGAAGAAACGAATACACGTTAATCAGCATATAATTCGCAGCAATAAAAAGAATGGCGAGCGAGCGCCTGTGCTTACAGTTAAAACATACAAGTCGAACGATTATTGTCATGAGGCGATCATCGACGGCCCTTGTAAGGTCATATATTCACCAGATAAACCGCTCCCGTGTGGCGCAACAGTTTGGATTGAAACACAATCAGAAGTTGTTTGCGTGATGAAAGACGAATACTCCCGTAGTTCAGTCGGTCAGAACAAGCGCCTCATAAGCGCCAGGTCGTAGGTTCGAGTCCTACCGGGAGTACTAATTTTTTTTCTTATTATATCCACAGGTTACGAGCCACCTGAAAAATAGTTTTCTCGATGCGTTTTTATGTGGATAATTATACATACCCATACCACAAAGGACTTGACTTTTTCTTCCTGTTGTCGTATAATGGTATCCTAAAGAAACTAGAGGTGACATGGAAAATTTAGGTGTTTTCGGGAAGAGCTTCCAAGAAAACTTGTGCAAACTTCTTCTCTACGACCGCCCCTTTTGCGACCAAATGCAAGAGGTGCTGGATGTGGGGTTTTTTGAGCTTAAGTACTTACAGCTCTTCACCAGAAAGCTTTTCGGCTATAAAGATAAATACGAAACTCACCCCTCCAATGAGGCATTAACCGCGATCCTTCGGTCTGAGTTAGAAGATGAAAATAGCGTCTTACAAAAACAAGTGCGCGACTTCTTTGTGAGAATGGCCACCGATGAGGAAGTCGCAGATCGCGAATATGTTAAATCAAAGGCATTAGATTTTTGTAAAAAGCAAGTGCTTAAGAACGCCATTATGAAATCGGTGCCATTGATCAATCGCTGCTCGTTCGAAGAGATCGAAAAGCTCATTACAGACGCCCTTCATTTGGGACTCGACAATGACTATGGCTACGACTATATTAAAGACTTCGAGGAACGATTTTTAGTTAAGGCGCGAAATCCCATTTCCACCGGCTGGCAGAAGATTGACAAGATCACGCATGGGGGCCTAGGCATCGGCGAATTGGCCGTTGTAATCGCCCCCACGGGAGCAGGAAAGTCCCACGTGTTGGTTCATTTTGGCGCGCAAGCCATCAAACAAGGAAAAAATGTTGTTCACATCACGCTTGAGCTTGCAGATACAGCGGTGGCCCGGCGATACGACGCGTGCCTCACAGGCTACAATCTTAACCACCTGATAGAGAAGAAGGAAGACATCCTAGAGAAAATTCAGGACGTAGACGGTCAACTGATCATTAAAGAATACCCTACGAAATCCGCCACCATAGGAATGATTAAGAATCATTTAGAAAAAATACGCCAACATGAGATGGCGATCGATATGATCATTGTGGACTATGGAGACTTGGTGCGCCCATCTGGAGGGAACAAGAATAGCGAAAAGCGACACGACCTAGAATCCATCTATGAAGAGTTGCGCGGCCTCGCGCAGGAATTTAAATGTCCGGTCATCACCGCGTCTCAAACCAATCGCAAGGGGCTCAACGAGGAAGTTATTACGATGGAGTCTATCTCCGAGGCATTTAATAAATGTTTTGTCGCAGATTTTATTCTTAGTCTTTCGCGTACAATAAAAGATAAAAATTGTAACATTGGGCGAATATTTGTCGCTAAAAACCGTAACGGCCCCGACGCTATGATCTATTCGGTTTTTATGGACCCAAGCACCGTAACCATTAAGGTACTGGAGCAGCACGACGTCCAAGAGGTACAACGCAACGAGAAAAGAGAAAAGGACAAACGAGATAAAGATGAGGCGAAGCGCGTTTACCGTCGCAGCCTGACAGCTAAACATAATTAACAATTAAAAACACATAGGAGAACGAGTACAATGGGGAAAAGTTTACCACACGAGATTCTTTCAGACATTACAGTACACATGAAATACGCCAGATACGATTCAAATTTACACCGACGAGAAACATGGGATGAACTCGTCACCCGCAACAAAAAGATGCATCTTAAAAAATTTCCCCAACTCAAGGAAGAAATAGAGTTAGCTTACCGTTTTGTGTATGCGAAAAAGGTTTTGCCTTCGATGCGTTCCATGCAGTTTGGAGGGAAGCCCATCGAGGTCGCCCCTAACCGCATCTTCAATTGCGCTTATCTTCCCATCGATGATTGGCGCTCTTTTAGCGAAGTTATGTTTTTGCTCTTGGGGGGCACTGGAGTGGGCTATAGCGTTCAATTCCACCATGTGGAAGCGCTACCAGAAATTCAAAAGCCCAACCCCAAGCGCACGCGGCGACACCTTGTCGCTGATTCTATTGAAGGTTGGGCCGACGCAGTAAAGGTTCTCCTAAAATCATATTTTTATGGAGGGTCCAAGATTCGTTTTGATTATAGTGATATCCGCCCCAAGGGCGCAGCCCTTTTAACATCCGGTGGGAAGGCCCCAGGCCCACAGCCCTTGCGCGAATGCTTGGTTAAGCTCGAAGGCCTACTCTCTCACAAGGAAACAGGCGACAAGCTAACGTCCATAGAGGTCCACGATATGGTGTGTCATATCGCTGATGCCGTTCTTGCAGGAGGCATCCGACGCGCCGCCCTGATCTCCCTTTTCAGCGCCGATGATAGCGAGATGATTTCGGCCAAAGCCGGGAACTGGTGGGAGAAAAATCCACAGCGCGGTCGAGCAAACAATTCTGTTGTTTTAATGCGTCATCGCATTACTAAAGAGTTTTTCATGGACCTGTGGGAGCGTGTCAAGGCTTCTGGCGCGGGAGAGCCCGGGTTTTATTTTTCCAACGATAAGGATTGGGGAACCAACCCATGTTGTGAAATCGGATTGCGCCCCTACCAGTTTTGTAATTTGGTTGAGGTGAACTCCTCTGACCTCATTGCCCAAAGCGACTATGAAGCTCGCACACGCGCAGCCACTTTTATCGCCACCCTTCAAGCTAGCTACACCGATTTTCATTACCTGCGTGACGTGTGGCAACGTAATACAGAGAAAGATGCCCTTATTGGTGTGAGCATGACCGGCATCGCCAGCGGCCCTGTTCTTAAGCTTGATATGAAAGCCGGCGCTAAAATTGTAGAGGCAGAAAACAAAAGGGTAGCCAAGATGATTGACATTAGGCCAGCCGCCCGAACCACATGCGTAAAGCCAGCGGGGACGACGAGCTTGGTCCTTGGAACCTCTAGCGGGATCCACGCGTGGCACAATGATTATTATATCCGACGCATCCGCGTGGGAAAGAATGAGGCTGTCTATAATCACTTGGCGACCCATCATCCCGAATTGGTGGAGGACGAGTACTTTCGACCCCATGACACCGCGGTCATCAGCGTCCCCCAAAAGGCGCCTGCCATGGCGATTTTACGGGATGAATCCGCCTTGGATCTGCTTAAACGGGTCGAACAAATCAGCCGTGAGTGGGTCCGCCCGGGTCACCGTCGTGGGCAAAACTCGCATAACGTTTCAGCCACCATTAGTATTCGCGAAGGCGAATGGGACGCGGTGCGTGATTGGATGTGGAAAAACCGTAAAGTTTATAACGGGTTAAGCGTACTTCCCTCTGACGGGGGGACCTACAAACAGGCGCCTTTCGAGGACTGTACTCAAGAAGAGTATGAAAAATTACTTTTTTCGTTAAAAGAGCTTGACTTGACACGCGTAATCGAATATAATGATAATACAAATTTAACAGGCGAACTAGCATGTGCCGGGGGTGCCTGTGAAGTTAGATAACCTAGGAGAAAAAATGAATTCTTTACAAATTGTTGACATGGACGGGGACGAACAAAGTACCGCTCAAGACAAAACAGAAAATTATGTTGTTAATTACCTTAAATCGATGCTCGCGATTGAAGAGGCCATCGAGCCTTATAAAGAGCAAAAGAAAGAACTCCGCACAGAGTTCATTGAGCAGGGTTGGCTCACTAAGGACCAGATTTGGTCCGCGGTGAAAGCCTATCGCTTGTACCAAAAGGGTGCCGATATGGACGACTTGAACGATATGTTCGATGCCATTGAACGCCAGTTTGGAGGAAAGAGTGAGCTTTAAACCTTGTAACCGGCACCTTCTACTTCAGGAGGTGTCTACCCTCCCCGACCCTGATAAAACCACTATTTTGGTACCTGATGATTATAAGGCCAAAATTAACCCCCATGGGGTTTACCGTGTGGTAGCCAGCGCACCTGATTGTGTGAAGCTAGCGCAATTGGAAGCGGGTACTCAGGTGCTTGTTAACGAGGCAATGGTTGAAAATATTTCCGTGGGAGGCAATAGCCTCCTCTTGGTTTTAGAAAATCATGTCTACGGTGTCTTCGAAAATTAGGAGAAATAAATGAATTTTTTGGCAAGCGTAATGCTGTTAGTTGCGTCGTTAGACCCTGGTGCGTCGTATGATGAATTGTATGGGGAGGCTTATTTCAACTGTAATCGCCGCGGCACTCTCACTGAGTCTCAAACGCAAGTTATGGAAGACTTAGTAGAGGTTGAGCGGATATTTTTTGCGCTCCATCCCGAGATTCCGCCAAGCATGCGCGGGATGGTGCTAGCAGCCGCTTGTCGGGAAAGCCGTTTTACTCCACGCGCGCGAGGTGATTGGCGTATCCGCAACGGCCGACGCGTGGCCATGGCCCACGGTGTTGTTCAAATGTGGCCGTGGTGGAAGCGAGCGTATAATATTAATCGTGATGACCACCGGGCTGCAGCAAAGGCATGGTTAGCCCAAATCGTCGTTCAGTATAATAAAAACAAGCGGTATCGTAGGTGCCCAGGCTGGTTTTCCGAAGAGCAGTACTGGCGCGCAGCATGGGTCCAAGTGGCAAGAGGCGGCCGCGTCAATCGCTCCAACCGCTATCGCTGCTTTGAGGTGCCGAGTCATTACAAAACTTTACAGAAATGGAAGCGCAGCATCGAAGCCCAACGAGCTAGTCTGGACGCCGATGGGTGCTGAAATTGCTTACGGGTCTTCCTTAGAAGCCCTCCGATTTGCCTCTCAGCGCGGAATGCGCTTGATAATGGAAGATCCTTCTTTCCCCCCTCCCTATGAAAAGGCACATGTAAAGGAAGAATGGGCCACCCTTTATTTTAATCTATTGCTCTCTGGTCAAACCATAGGGGGAGATAGCGTGACTGGTACCCACATAGGAGAAGAACATCTTCAAGTGGTGTGTAAAGGGAGCGTTGTAAATAAAGTGGATTATGACAAGCTTTATGTTTTTAGCGACAAGAAGATTTTTGGTCTGCCTTCTCCGCATGCGGTGACCGACGTTTACACGGTAATTGACCATCTGCAGCAAGTGTCGCTAAGTGTTCCTCATCTTAACTACATCGAAACCCCAGACAGGCTCGCCAATCAGGTTCACATATATAAACGTACACCGAAGGAAAAGACGCAGATTTATGTTATATCTTCTTTAAACCAAAAAGAGTTGCGTAACTTCGATTTTTCTGATACAATGGTTAGGTTCAAGTGTGAAGAGTTGTTGAGAGAGAATGGATTTAAAGGTTCGGCCAACGGTAAACATAAGCGCACACTGCGCTTAGAGACTCTTGAGCGCTCCGTGGCACCACTCATGGATGAATATGCGGACACTGATAGGATAAAGTTTTTCGATGGAAGCTAAGCCTCCAAGTCGACACCCCTTCCACTTAGTGGGCCTTGTCCCAGTGGACGGTCAAAAGCTGGACTTTAATTTTCCATGGCATGACTCCTTACAGCCGATAGATAGGGACTATCTCGCTGTAGAGAAGGCGGTCTTCAATTGCGCCCTTGCTGGTTGCAAGACCATTTGGATCGCCTGTCCCAAAGATATGCAACCCTTGATTCGCTATCGCCTAGGAGACTATATAATAGACCCGTATGAGCTAGAAAAGACAGCTAGATTCGCGCGCTACCCCGCGTATAAGGAAATCCCCATTTATTATGTCCCCGTTCATCCCAAGGATGCTGATCGCCGCGATAGTCTATCATGGAGCATCATCACGGGTGCCTACGCTTCTTACCGCGCCTCCAAGAAGATTAGCAAGTGGACCACGCCGGACCGCTATTTTGTTTCTTTTCCCTATGGCCTTTTCAGCGACCGATCCCTTCAGGACAGCCGCTCTTTAGCGAGGAATAACAGGCCTTTCTGTGTATCGTACGAGGGGAAGAACTTTAAAGATGGGCTCTATTTACCTTTTACTTTCACGCCTGAAGATTTTCTGGTTGCGCGCAGAAAGGTGCGCTCCTCTGAGACACGGAGCGTTGATGCTGAGCGGAAGAAACTCCCCCCAGAGGAACAGTTCTCCGGGCGCTATTTTACCCACGATTTTGTCTTTAGCAACGTCGACATTGTGGACACCCAAGTAATTGACATCCCATGGTATTTTGATATATCCAGTTGGGAAGGTCTAAAAAAATGGTTGGGGTCTGATTATTCTCTTGACAAACCAGCCGCCAGTATATTATCATATCATGAATGGAATCCGATTGGAGTAGATAATGAACAAGAGTAAAATCCCCTTTGTGGGGTTGCATGCCCATAGCGGAATGGGAAGTCCTTTTGATGGACTGGGATATCCCCAAGAACATATGGAATTCGCCTTCAAGAATGGGAGCAGCGCGCTCGCCCTCACTGATCATGGGAACATGAATGGGTTTGCTTATCAAGTTCAGTACGCTCGACAAATGAAAAAAGACGGCAAGAACTTTAAGCCTATCTTTGGCGTGGAAGCTTACTTTGTTCCCAGCATTACTGAATGGAAAGAGGAGCTAGAGCGCGCCCGCCAAGACAAAAAGGCTCAGAAACAAATTGACAAGGGAAAAGCAGGTACCACAATTGAGGACGAGGGCTCCTCCAAAGGGGGCAACAAGACCATCCTCAACCGCCGTCGGCACTTGATTCTCCTGGCTCAAAACCAAACGGGCTTAAACAACATCTTTTCTATAGTCTCCAAGTCTTACCGCAGCGAAAATTTCTATCGGTTCCCTCGTACTGATTATGCTATGCTCGCTGAGCACGGTGAAGGGGTGATCGCCGCCAGCGCATGTATGGGTGGTGTATATGCTGGAGATTATTGGGAAAACCGCGACGAAGGGAGCCAAGCAGTTCTTGCGGCGATGCGCAAAACAACAGACCGAATGCGCGATATTTTTGGCGACCGTTGGTATGGAGAACTTCAGTGGAACAGCATTGAACAACAACATGAGATCAATCAGTACATTATTCAAATACATGAGGAACTGGGCATCCCGCTCATCTCCACCGCAGATAGCCACTATCCCTCCCCCAGCGCGTGGAAAGATCGCGAGCTTTATAAACGCCTAGGCTGGCTCGGGAAAGGGAGCACTCCGGATTGGCTTTCTAATGAACTTCCAGCAGACGTCGATGAAATCGGATATGAGCTATATCCTAAAAATGGGGATCAGATGTGGGCAGCCTATAAGAAATACGCCCAACAGTGCGATTACGCCTACAGCGATGACTTGGTACGCAAAAGCATTGAGGATACTCACCGTATTGCCCATGAACTGATTGAGGACTTTATGCCCGACAATACGGTGCGCCTCCCGGGCTTTGTTGTACCGCCGGGACAAACCGATGATAACGCGTTGATCGCCGCTTGTGTCGACGGTTTGCGGAAATTAAAGTTGGACAACGATCAAACTTATGTGGAGCGATTAAAAGAAGAACTAGAGGTCATCAGCGACCGTGGGTTTAGTAAATATTTCCTGACCATGTACGCAGTGGCCAATAGCGCAAACGAGGTTCAACTCACCGGCCCCGGCCGAGGATCCGCAGCGGGGTCTTTGGTTGCTTATACCCTTGGCATCACTCAGGTCGACCCTATTAAATACAACCTTCTGTTTTCACGCTTTCTGCGCCGCGACGCTACGGACTACCCCGATATTGATTATGATGTGAGCGACCCCATGGGCCTTAAGGAGATTCTTATCGACAAGTGGGGCGACACCACTGTAGTACCCATCTCTAATTTTAACACCCTGCAGCTTCGCTCTCTTATCAAAGACATTTCGAAATTCTATGGGATCCCTTTCATCGAGGCTAACGCAGCAACCTCCAAGATGTTAGCAGAGGCTACGCCCTTGGCTAAACGCAAGCATGGAATCAAAGCCGGGGTTTATACTCCGACGTTTGAAGAGGTCATGGAGTACTCCGACTCTCTTAAGAGCTTTTTGATGCGCTATCCCAAGGTGGCCAAACACGTCAACGTGCTTTATGGCCAAGTCCGCGCCGTTTCGCGTCATGCGGGTGGAGTCGTCATTGGCGAAGATCTGGACAAGCATATGCCTCTCATCAATAGCGGCGGCATCACTCAAACGCCATGGTCCGAAGGGCAAAACGTTCGCCACCTGGAACCAATGGGGTTCATTAAGTTTGATATCCTGGGCCTTTCGACACTTAAGATGATTGAAGGGGCAGTTTATCATATTCTGCGTCGGCACCATGGAGTGGAAAACCCCACCTTTGAAGATATCAAAAGGTTCTATGACGAGAATTTACACCCCGACGTTCTCGATCTCAAAGATCAAGATGTTTACCGAAACATCTTTCACAAGGGGAAGTGGGCCGGCGTATTTCAGTTTACAGAGAAGGGGGCGCAAGCTTTTTGCCAGCGCGCAAAGCCTAAGAGTATCGTTGACATCGCCGCCATAACGGCTATTTATCGGCCAGGCCCACTTTCGGCCAATGTCCACGAGCTTTATGTTGATGCTAAGCAAAACCCTGAAAAGGTTAATTATCTCAACGACTTGGTTAAAGAAGTTACCAAGGAAACTCACGGGTTTTTAATCTTTCAAGAGCAAATCGCTCTCCTCGCGCACAAGCTGGGAAAGAATTTGACACTCGACGAAGGCAACATGTTGCGGAAGCTGTTGACTAAGAAAGGAACAGGTAAGGGCGATGACAAGAAAAGACAACTCCACCAAAAATTTATCCAAGGTTGTCTCGATAGGGGCTTATCTCGCGAAGAGGGACAAAAGATTTGGCAAAGGTTTGAGTATTTCAGCGGCTATGGTTTTAATAAGTCTCATGCTGTATCTTATTCTACCATTTCTTATCAGTGTGCTTGGCTGCTAAACTATTACCCTTCGGAGTGGATGGCCAGCTTTCTGGACAAGGAACCTGAGAGCCGCAAGGAGCGAGCGCTAAACATTGCCAAGAAATATGGTTTTAAGATTAGACCCCTCCATATTAATGAATCTGGTTTGGTGTGGGGTATCACCGAGAATGGCAAGACTCTCATTCAGCCACTAGCCTCCCTTAAGGGTCTAGGGTGCAAGGCCATCGAACAAGTTATGGATCATCGTCCCTTTACCACGGTGGAAGAGTTCTTGTTCAATGAGGAGATTGTCTATTCCAAATTGAACAAGAAAGCTATAGATGTACTAAGCCGCGCCGGCGCTCTTAAGCTGCTGATGGACGAAAGATTTGATAACCCTAAGCATTTTTGGACCGTTGTAGCACAGAATCGCCCAAAGAGTCGTAAGAAGCTCAAAGAGTTGATTGAAGAACACAAAGGGAGCGACGACTTTACGCGCGATGAATATATCGAGAACACCGTAGAACTCTCAGGTCTTTACCCCTTTAACTTGGTCTTGGATGAGCATACGAAGCAGCGTCTTGATTTTCATAAAGTCCCTCCGATCTCGGAATTTGATTTAGATTTGAGCGTGGCCTGGTTTATCCCACGCGAGGTGGTCAAACGGAAGACAGTTAAAGGACGCCCCTATTATATTGTGAAAACTATCGATAGTAACTCCGCCATGGTGGATATTAAATGCTGGGGCGTAAACCCTGTCCGCGATAAGGTGTTTTTAAACCGGCCATATATGGCTAAACTTAAATACGAAGAGCAATGGGGCTTCTCTAGTAAGTCCGGATTGAGAAGCTGGAGGTTATTAGGATGATGTTACGAGTATGTAAAGTGAGGGAGGAGGCACGCCTTCCGACACGCGCTCACGCGTTTGACGCTGGCTTAGATTTATATTATTGCCCGAACGGAGAACGTGCGCGTATAATGGAAGATGAGGGTCTGGTCATCGAACCGCGTCAAAGCCTACTAATAGCAACGGGGATAAGGGTGGAGGTGCCCTACGGCCACATGTTAGAGGTCAAGAACAAGTCGGGGATTGCCTTTAAGCGTCAATTGCTTGTGGGCGCATGCGTGGTGGATCCCGGGTACAAGGGAGAGTTATATGTGAACCTCCACAACGTAGGGCTGCAGCCTCAGTACCTCCAAGAAGGCGATAAGATTGCGCAGGCAGTCTTGGTTCCCATATTGCATTGTGGCGTGGAAGAGGTGGGGGAAGAGGAGTTCTTGAGCTTCCCCAGTGGCCGCGGCATAGGCGGGTTTGGGTCGACCGGAGATCGCTAATTTACCGGTAGACTAATTAAACAGATATCAACCTGAAGGAGAAAAAAATGAGCTTTATCTATACCTTACGCTTTGGAGATCTAGGTCAAGAAGTACAAAGAATGCAGGCCGCACTAGGCATCTTAAGTGACGGCGATTTCGGACCCATGACTCTGGGCGCCGTGAAGCAGTATCAGCAGAGAAACGATCTCCTAGTAGACGGCCTCGCGGGTCCTCGGACTCTGACATCTCTGGGCATTAACATACTGGCTGGCATCGATGTCAGTTCGCATAATGGAAAAATCGATTGGCCCGAGGTCGCTCGTGCTGGTGTAAAATTTGCCTGGGTGAAAATTACCGAGGGACAGACACACGTCAACCGAAACTGGAAAAAACGCTACGAAGATGCAGAGGATAGCGGGATCGTGGTCGGCGCGTACCACTTTGCTCGTCCCGACTTTAATAAGTATGACACCCCTGAAGCAGACGCCCAAGCGGAGTTTAAACACTTCCGCGACACTCTCGATGAGGTGGGCAGCATCAAATCCGGCAACCTAACACCCGCCATTGACTTAGAAGCTGGAATGAAGACCGATGACCAATACAATGCGGATTGGTATTTAGAATGGCTACGCCTCACGGAAGAAGAATGGGGGGTCAAGGGAATTGTATATACAGCCCGTTGGGCTTGGAACTTGTATATGCGTAACGCTTCCGAAGACTCACGCGATAAGTTTCTAGAATATCCCGTCTGGTGGGCAAACTACATCCGCCGCCGACCCTTGGTGGGTCCAGAGGAAGAGCTTCGAAATTGGAAAAGATGGGACGTGTGGCAGTATACCGGCTGGGGAGAATGCCCAGGAGTTAAAGGAAATGTCGATTTAAACTGGATGGCCGGTAATCAACTACACAGTTTACTTGTACCATAAGGAGATATCATGAGTTCAGAGACACGAAAATTTCGCCGTAAAGGCGCCGCAAAGAATAAAAAGAAGGCCGAGCAAGAGATGGCCACAAAAGTTGCTTTATTTGGAAAATTACCCGATTATTGCTTGACTTGTGAAGAACCATTTGATAAAATGAATAAAGAACAAGTCACATCCTGGAATGTGGTAGTAAATCAAGACAAAGAAGAAGCCCGTCTTTATTGCCCCAATTGCTGGGAAAAAGCCCAAGAAATAATTAAAGATTTTAAGAAACACTTAGAGGAGAAATATGAGCAACCCGAAGGCTGAAGTATTTAATTTCGAAGATCCCGTTAACCACCCTAAGCATTACAACATAAATTGGAAAGGCGAAAAGGCCATTGAGACATACAACTACATTGATTCGTGGTGTATGAACTATGCGCAGGGGAATATTATTAAATATGTTTCGCGATACCCCTATAAGGGCAAGTCAGTTGAGGATTTAAAGAAAGCGCGTTGGTATCTGGATCGGCTAATTGACGAGGAAGAAGCGAAGAGATCCGCCCAGGAGAAGCCCCGTGAGGTTTAGAGAGGCTCTAACTTATGACGATGTCCTTCTAGAGCCTCAGTACTCAACTATTCGTTCGCGCAAAGAGATCAGCCTGGGGAACGCTTTAAGCGATGATCTTTGGCTAGACTTGCCCCTTATCTCTTCTCCCATGGACACTGTCACGGAGGGGGAAATGGCCCGGGCGATGGCCCGACATGGCGCCATGGGGGTGATACATCGGTATAACGATATCGAAACCCAGGCCTCCATCGTGCGCGAGCTTCAGGCTGCCGCCTCTTCTGCTCTGAGTATCCTGACTGTGCCGCCCATTGCCGCAGCAGTTGGGGTGACTGGATTCTATCTCCAGCGAGCAGTAACTTTGTGCGAAAGCGGCGCCAATATTTTATGTGTTGACGTGGCCCATGGACATCACATCTTGGTTAAAGAGGCTCTTCGAAATCTCAGGTCCGAATTGGGGGCAGATGTTCATCTTATGGCAGGGAACGTGGCAACGCTCGCGGCTTTCAACGACTTGGCTGACTGGGGCGCGGATAGTGTACGCTGTAATATTGGTGGCGGCAGCATATGTAGCACCCGCATCCAAACTGGCCACGGCCTACCAGGCCTTCAAACCATTTTCGATTGCGCGGCAACCGACCGCGACGTTAAAATAATTGCCGATGGCGGTATCCGCACCAGTGGGGATATCGTGAAAGCCATCGCCGCAGGCGCAGATTTTGTGATGCTCGGCTCCATGCTCGCGGGAACAGCAGAGTCTCCCGGGGAGATAATAGAGGACTCCGCTGGCCACCTCTTTAAAAAATATCGAGGGATGGCAAGCAAGGACGCCCAGATCACTTGGCGCGGAAGGCATAGTTCGAACGAAGGGGTGGCTACCCAGATCCCCTACAAAGGGGACGTTGATCCACTTTTACAGGATATTGCCAACGGGATGCGCTCAGGGCTTTCCTACTCGGGAGCTAGAGATATAATAGATCTTCAGACGAAAGCGAAATTCGTGCGTCAAACCGGCGCTGGTCTAAACGAAAGCGGTACTCACATTTTATCGCGATGATGTATAAAAGAAAACCAAGACCCGAGGACGCCAAAACGATCCAATTTCCTTCGCTGGAAGAACTTCATGTTAACTTGTTGCTGAAACTTAAGTTCGATGATATCACCAAATACTTTTTTTTCAATGAGTGTATGAAGGCTTTTATCACCGAAGACCCGGCCTTCATGCCTTTTTTAGAAAAGATGAAAGAAAAGAGTATGTTGGCACGAAAATTCCGCACTAAAAAGGCGCGGGAATTACGCAAAAAAGAGCAAGAAATTAAAAATAAATTTGCGTTAGATACACGAGATATAGAAGATATATTTGATATGATAGAACACGAGGAGGGAATATGAAACTATGTTCGCGAGAGTGCCTGTTGAATAACGAATGTTGCGTAAAAACCGACTGTCGACAGTGGATGGAATATAAAGAAGATTTGAATTGTTGTTTGATCGCTGTAGAGAAACATGGAAACTTGACTCTGAACGAGGTCGGAAAGCGATTGAAGATATCGTATGTTCGAGTTAAGCAGATAGAAACCGAGGCCATCAATAAATTGCAAAAAAAGGTAATTTAACTTCAAGGTTAACTAATTATTACAACCCACTATACCAGATGTCTAACATCTAATACTTTAAGGAGAGAAACATGGACAGCAAGAAGAACCTTTTGAACGAAGCGACAGTCCGCCGTTTTATGAAATTGGCCGAACTGGAGCCACTCGTTAACCCCTTTGTCGAGAATATTGAAACCGAAGAGGTGGTTACCGAGGATGAGGAAGCCGACCGAGATTATGATCTTGGGCGCGTTGCCGGCGAAATCGAAGGCGCAGAAGACGCTCTTGGTGACGAGGAAGAACTCGAAGTAGATCTCGTCCCAGAAGACGAACTCGATATCGAAGATGATCTCGAAGCCGCAGGTGCGGAGGGTACCATGGAAGAGAAAGTCAAAGACTTCTTTGACGCTGTGGCCCAAGCCGCAACAGACATTCTCGGAGTAGATACCGAAGTTGAGTCCGACACTGGCGAAGTAGAAGATGTCGAAGCTATGGACATTGGCCCCGAAGATGAAGAGGTCATGGACGTTGCCGAGCCCGAAGAAGTTGACGTTGATGTTGACGATGTAGAGATGGAGCTTGAAGAAGAGAAAGAAATAAACC